TCCTTTAATCCATCCTGTGTTGCAGTTTCAAATAAACTTTCTGGATTTACTTGCATGTTAAAAAAATCTTGAAATGACTGACCATAATTATTTGTATCAGGCCGAAATTTAAAACGTGCAGCAGCAATAGTCTGTGTTATTTTTTGTGGATCAAAAGGATAATAAGAAATCAACCTTGATCGATTAAGTTCTCCCGGTGTATAGTCTGTAGACCCTTGATCTACATAATCAGCAAATGAACTTAAGTTCATTGGAACATTGCTCCCATTTGTTGAAACAAAGTCATCGGATCTATTAAAGGTCTTTGTTGTAATACTTGATTTAATAAATTATTACTCATAATATCTGCAATACTTTTACGTTTTTCTGTTTTTTTAGAGTCACCCAAAGAAATATTAATATTAATAGGAATACCATCAGCAGTTGTAGCTGTGGTGGTATTTGAATAGGGTTGGTCTGGATCTACCAGGTTTTGGTTAAATGCCTCTGTTCCAGTAAGATTAGAAGCTCCTAATAATTGTTCTGATTGTTTATATAAATCTCCACCGCGAGCCATTCTTGGTGCAGCAGAGGCTACACTAGTCTTATTGCTATCTTGTGCGTAAATATTTGCATTAGGATTACCGCCTAACACAGTTGCATAGGCTTTTTGAATACCCATGCCTGGTTTAAATCCTCTTCCTCTAAAAAATCTTTCTACGTGTGGCATTTGTTCTGCCACAGTATAATTACCAATCTTGTTAGGATTTAAACCAACTTCTTGTCTTTCTGGGCCACCAAATTGAATTAAACCGTAATAATTATTACCGCCTCCTCCCCAAACATTAGGGCGAAATCCCGACTCTTGAAGAATCAAAGCTCCCAGTTCATTGGGATCCATTCTTAAATTACGAGCTACTGCGCGAACAGCTTCTTTGTCTGCTTGAGTTAAATTTGCCATTACTTTGTGCCCCCTCCAAACTTGCTAAGTTTTCTTAGAAACTCTTGTGCTTTATCTTTTTGATCTTCTGGTAACCCAATATTTGTTTGATCGCCTAAAGAAGGAATTCCTTGATAACCATAAGAAGGATTTGTTAGATTTAATTGAGGGACATTGGTAACAGGAGGAACATAAGCTCCACTATAAGGACTAACATTTACTCCTGGCATTTGATTACCAAATGCTGCACTAGGATTGAAATTTATTCCAGCTTGAGCAGGCTGAGGCAATCCCATTTGTGCTAACAAAGGATTAAAAGTACCAATGGTTTCTGCTCTTCTTTGTTCTGGTGTACCGTATTTTTCTTGGTGGATACGCATGCCAAGTTCATCAAGAACTTGATAATCTTCTGGTGTTTTAGCTTTAGCTTTTAAATTCATGTATTCTTGCATGGCACCAGCGTTTCCTGCTTGCTGACCAGGGACTGGTGGTGCTGTGATAACAGGATCAGGAAGGTTAGGAGGTATGGGGGCTTGCTGACCAGGGAACCCTGCACCTGGTCTAAACTGTTCAGCACCTAAACCTGCTTCAAGTTCTGTTCTTTTATAGTCTTCAGGGAAACGAACTACTCTGGGCGAAGCTTGATAAGAAGCCAACGCTTCGGAATATTGCCGGGATAATTTAGGGTCTTTAATACGTTCTCTTGTTTGTTTATCAGTTAAACCAAGAGGATTGTTTAAGTCGTGTTGTAGTATTGTTGTTACTGCACTAACAGGAGCACTAAAAAGATAACTTAACCCTCGTCCAAGAATATTTTGTACTCCTGCACCTGTAATAGCTCCAACAGGGGCAGGAACAGGAGAACGAGGTACATTTGTTGGTAGTCCCCCTTTCATAAATTGTCTTGCTAAAGCAGGATCACGAATGTAAGGAGCCCCGAATGTATTTGGAGCTGGACCTGAAATAGTTGGTCTAATAACAGGAGGACGAGGGGTACCAATTCCAACAGTTGGTGCTGTAATACCACGACCCAGGGGATTTGCACTGTTAATATTAAAACCCGTAATAGGATTTTGTGGATTAACTCCTCTTGATTGTGCTACAGCTTGCTGTACAGCGCCTGTTAAATTTCTTGCAGTGGCTTGCGCACTCCTACCAGTATCACTAACAATTCTATTAAACTGGCCTATAGCATCCGTAGACAATCTACCTGGATCCCTTATAGTTTGAATAACTTCTTTAGGAACGCCTCCTCTTGCTAAAGCGTCCGATAGCCATCGAAAATTTGTAATAGGCATTAGCGGGCAACCTCACGTAAATACAAACGGGAACCAACAGCAGTGTCAGCAGGACCAGGTAATGCCTGGATAAATTCAGCGCCAGATCGATCAAACCGATACCGTGCCTGGAATGGATCCTTGTAGTTTGGAACGTACAGGATGCCAGCAAGACGATTGGTTTCGTATAAATAAATTTCGTCCCAAACTTTTAATGCTTCTTTTGCATTACTAGATCGGATCGTTCTATCAACGTCACCAGCAATCGTTTCTAAACGAGTAGAAGGAGTAGATGCAACTTCAGTTTTCTTTTCTGCCGTATCACAACGGCCAATTTGAATAATGATTTTGTCGTAAAAGAAAGAATCAGGTACTGTATTCATTGCTTCTTCTAGCCTGGCATAATCACCAGCTGGTACAGAAACCGTGAAGTATCCCAAATGATACCTTACCCTGCTTTTATCAAAATCAGAAAGTTGCACTGTTATCTCTTGCTATCAACTAATTATAAATTGTTATAATCAAAAGCCCCGCATATGCGGGGCAATAAATCAAATCCTAATAAGATTTGCTGAAAAGACAGAATCCCAATCGACTCTTTTAATTTGTCTCAACTGCTCAAGGTTGCTAAACTTTTCACCCGATAAAGACATCTGAAGATCTTTGATTTCCTTGGCAGTCTTAATGCCGATTCCTTTTACATGATCAGCAATCATTTGTGCAGTTGCATTGTTAATGCTTAATCGTGTTTCAGGAGGAAATGTCCTAGGTTCTTCTTTTGCAGCTTTATCTTTGACTTGAAGTGTCTTAACGGCTGTGGTTGCTGGTTTATCTTCTACTAACTCATTTTTATAAGCTGTAAAGACTCGATCATCTTGATCTTTAACCATAAACCAATCGCCGTCATCCCACTCAGTAACAACTGTTACCCGAGCACCTGTTTTTGTGTGTTGATAAAGCATTAGGACCAGATATTTAATACCTGGTCCTAGTTTACCTCATCTATCAGGAAACGGTGCGAGCAGGAATGTAGGCTTCGATATCTTCGTAGCCGGGGGCGCTGTCGGCTTGGAAGTAACATGCTTCCACCACCAGATAGCCTTTCAGGCCTGCGTCTGCATCAGCAGCAGAGATCTGAATAGCAGCACCGGTAGCCGTAGCATTTGCCGTTGCTTTAGAGAACACAGAATAAGTTTCTGCACTCGTAATTGCACGATAAACATTGTCAGCGGTAACACCAGCGGCCCCGGTTGCAGTCAACACAGGCACACTGCTTAACGCAGAATCACCAGCTGCATAGAAACCACCAGCACCGGAAGCTAAGTTGGCTTGAGCAACGCCTTCACCAACGCCACTAGCGGCAACGGGAGCACCGCCATTGTTGCGACCAAAAGAAATTACAGCGGAAGTGCTGTAAACACCAGATGCCACACGATTATCGCCCCAACCGGATGCAACCGAAATGGTTGCACGATAAATATATGCAGGTTGCGCGGCACTACCAGAAATCACCATGCCGGTGATGTCAGGACGGGTGTCATCGTTTCTATAAGGAGAAGGAACGATTACATTGCCAATACCGTTAACAGCGGTCGTACCGCTACCAACCTCGACATAGCCGCGTTGCTGAAAATAACGATAACCAGGAGTAGCCAACACAGAAGTGGGGCCGCCTAAAGAAGCGTTATTAGTACCATCATCGTTGGTATCGATGTTTTTATACCAACCATTAAGAGCCGAGGTTTGGTTACCCGGATAGATTTTTTTTGCAGATAAGTAGCTCATCTATTTTTCCTATGTATGTTTACTTGACTAAAAATCAAACTGTGCCGTCATCTTGAACAAAGCTATAAGCATTGGTCACAAAGTCCTTATTCAGGATTTCAAAACCTGCGTACAGTTGCCAAATCAAGATGATGAAGCGGCTAAAGTCATCGTTGTTGTTAATAAGCACTTGAGCGTTAGGACCGCCCACACCAACACCAACGGACTGAGGACCAAAGAAGAAGCCTTGTGAAACTTCCTTGGAAGCATAGCTGGAGCCGTTATCGAAGGAAGCAGTAACGTTCTTAGTCGGGAAGTTGGTGGACTCGAAGAACTTCACACCTTCAAACTGGACGCCAGTAGGCATCACAGGCTCACCAGCCAGGAAGTAACCTTGACCAGCCTGGGGACCCATGTAGAAGCTGGCATTGTTAGGCATCATGGGGTTGCCCATGTACATGCCTTGGCCAGGAGCACCAGCGTAACGAGCGATCTCACGGAAGTCAGGATCACGACGCAGATGCATCATGAACACGGGATCGCAAATGCAACGATACAAACCGTCAGCAAAGGTAGGAACGTTGCGCTTACGCAGATCCTTAACAACAGTCAGCAGGTCAGTACGCACTGAGAACTGTTGTACTTGGCTGCCATATTCATCGGTGGTGTAGGAAACACGACCGGAAGAATCCTTAGTCTTGCCACCAGCGAAATAGTAACCACCTTGGGAGCTAGAAGCAGCACCATTGGCTTCAGACTTAGCGAGTTCATCAAGGAACACGCGATCACGCCAACGACGATAGTCATCCAGCAACGTTAAGGAGCCGATCGACTGGTGGAACATATTCAGATTACCGGTGTCCAGCAGCAGGCGCTGGGCGGTAATCAGAGTTTCACGAGCAATCTTAAAGGTAGAAGGCTGGGTGGGATCACCCGGATCTGCAGGGCCGGTGTATTCCTTCAGCACAACAAGCACCTTCTCCTTGGTGATGTTGCGGCTGTTAGCAGTACCAATGGTTTGGTCAGCAATACGCTCACGGCTGTCCTTGGTACCAGGAGTACCCCAGAACTTATAGCGGTCTAACTGAACGGTTTGACCAGGTTGGCGGGTGAAGTCATGAACAACAACCGGCTCAACGGCCATCTCGCAAATATACGCCGGGTGGGGACGATAGAGTTCCGCACCTAGAATCTTTGGAAAATCGTTATCAATAAACACTTTGTGTTATCCTCCAGTGTCTTAGGAAGTTGGGTTATCGGGAAAAAGATTCAGACAATTTGTGTCTTATCTAACAAAGATTTTAGCAGCCGGTAATTTTTCTATTACCGGCACTAAATCACTCCATTACAAATAATTTATTTGCAACTGTTTGAGGTTGAGCTTGGTTAAGAACTCTCCATGCGTTTTGAGGATCTCTAGCCATTTGCTCTTGGAAGGTACCCCAGAAATTCTGAGGAGACTGAGGAGCTTCGGCGCTAGGCGGTGCAGGGAAATTTTGCTGAGGCTGATACTGATTAACAGGAGCCGTGGGATAGCCTTGAGTTTCCAATTGTGCTTCGTTTTCGTAAACAGGATACGGACCTTCAGGACCAAAGAACTTCAAAGTGTAGTCACTAAGAACATCGGGATTGGTCAGAATTTCGTTATAAGCCAAGTTTTCATTATGCTCGTTAACAGCAAACTTGGCATAACCTTTCAGAGAATTAACGACCCGATCGCCCCATGCCACGGCGCTGTCGAGCATTCCTTCCAGGTTTAGAGCGTAGTTGTTCAGAATCGCTGGTGCCTCGATCCCGAATGCGTCCACTACCTCTCTGCTCTCCTGACTCATTCCCAGGTAATCCGCGATTTCCGCTAAAGACGGATTCGAGGAGGTTTGGGAATAGTTGGGCGAGGATGTCTGGTTTGTTTGCCAGGTCTGCTGATCCGATGGATAAGTAGCTGGGCTGTTGGTTTGACCGTAATTGGCCGGGGTAGGTTGAATCGTCTGTTCCGAGGGTGCTGCCTGGAACGGGGATTGCACTGGTGAACTCAGCAGGTTCACCACCTTGTTGAATGCCGATTCCCAAGGATTCGGTACCTGCGGGGCTTCCGGGGCCGGTTGGGATTGGGGGGCGTACTGAGTAGGGGTTGATTGGTAACTGGGGATTCCCTGTGGTACGGCTTGGGGGTATTGGGTTCCCACCTGGTAAGCCACTGGAGCCACTTGTTGCTGAGGCACTGCCTGGGGCTGAGGTGCCGGAGCTGCCGCGACGTAGCTGCTTGGAGCGACGGCCGGTTGTACTTGGCTCGTCTGTGGGGTCGATTGGACGGTAGCGTCCTGCATAACTCATCTCCTTTTGTAATGCTTCTAAAGTTCGATACAGATATGGCGTTAAATCCAACCTGGGATCCGCAGCCATTGGAAGATCCGGTGACTGCGGGTGGGGAGTCTGCATCATTCCCCCCACTAGGCGAGCAAACGAAGAGTAAGCACCCTGTAGTTCATTCACCATCCTGAACGGAAACCCCGATAGCATCGCGGCCCGTTCCTCATCCGTTTTAGACGGAAAGAGGTATTTCAGTGCTTCAATACTATCAACACCTAATTCTTGCAGGTTCCTTACAACTATAGAGTTATTTAGAATATCTTGTGTAGAATCTTCGTAAACAGGTCCTAGCCAACGCCATTGAACAGTAATATCACCATCAGGAATTAAACCTTGAACCCCAGGAGGAATTTGTTGCGTCTGAAGACACATCATCATCAATTGTTTGACTTGCTCTTCAAATGCGTTCATTGCCATCTCATAAGCAGCAATGTCTTCATCTGTTGATTGTTCAGGAAGATCCAAAGGTTTTTCTAAACCTGCTGCAGCTGCTAATGATTCTTTAAACAGTTTTTCTTCTTGGAATATAATTAATTCAAGGCAACGACAAATTCCGTATGTATAAATAGCTGTTGCTTTTTTCTTTGATGTCGCAGAAACGCGACCAAACAACGACTTGTATTCAGTTGCTGTTACACCAGCTGAAATGGAAAGTTCGTCTACACCGCCAAGAGCTGTTCTGATTTCTTCTCGATAAGTACGTGCAAATGCATTTTGATCACCAGTGATTGCATCAGGAACAATGTAACCAACACGATCATTTGGTTCTAAGTTTGCAATAACTCTAGGAACACGAATTTGACCGTCAACTCCACGAGAAATAGGATCAGATTTAAATCTAGATTGACTTAAAGGACCTGAACCTGCAAAACCAGAGTTAGCAGCAATAGACGGTCTCTGTACAACTGCATCACCACCGGCTTCCATTAAATCTGTTTTAGGTCTTGATGAAAGCAGTGTTGGATTACCAAAGAACTGTACATTCTTCCGCATCGTGCGGACAATTTCATCATGAATAACAATATGATTTGCCAATGCATCGAATTCACCCGCGCCTTCATTTGAAAAACCTTTCGGGTTATTAAAAATTTCTACACAAGGAATAAAGCCTAAGGTGTTTGTAAATGTTTTAGTTTTACCACCAAAACCCTGAGGAGTGTTTTCAAATGAAATCTCTCCTTCTGAATGAGTTTCTTCAATTGTTTTTCTTTTAATTGAAAGACGAATATATCTTTTGGATCCATTCTGACCAGGTATTTCCATACCTGTTAAATCTTTTGTGCCAATATCTTGTGTACCAAATCCGTTCCGAACTTTATAGCTATAGATGATCACCACTTCATCTAGATCACCATCAGCATTGTAATAACTGCGATACTCGTGAGATCTAAAGTAATAAAGTCTGTAATTGTTTTTGGTAGGACGAACATAAAAAAGACCTTGGCCATCACAAAGAAAATAATCCCAGATAGAATCAAATCTGGTATCAAGCATGTTGTATTTAACAACACGATCTAAAAAGTCTTTTCTTTGATTGCCAAAATTATCTTGTGCTGGAAAAAACTCAACACCTTGACGGATGCCAAACATCCGCATTTGTGCTAAATGGCCTGCAACAATACCAGTGTCAACAGCCTCTCCGCCATCTTTATTCAGATAAGCGTTAATAATTTCTCTAAGCCGTGTTTTTGCTTCCACTGTTATTGTCTTTTATTTTTATACATCCTAGCAGCTTTTCCAGCTTTCTTGGCTTTTTCTGTGTTAGGAACAAATTGTTTTCCTTTGCGACTAGCTTCTTTTTTCTTGTCGTCAGTTTCTTTGCGTTCTTCTGGTGAAAGTTTTGCCCAAGCTGCTTTGGGCAAGTAACGTTCTGTTCTTCCTTTTTCAATTGCTTTGTCTGCCATTATCTTTTAAATGTGAGATCAATTTGATAAGGACTAAATTTCATAGGCAGTGCATACATTAAAGATCTTGCAACATCCGACACAGGATTAAAAGTTCCACTTTGACCTTTATATTGAAGTTGATCTATTATGCCTTTTAGTCCTTGTTTATCAGGCGGTAAAAACTCACGATTATCTCTTATTGCTCCTGTTTCACGATTAAAACTATAGCCCGGTATAAAAGTTGATTTTAATAAATTAAAAGCTTTATCAGGTTGAAATTTTCCACTTACTAAATCAGGGTCTTCTGCTTCATTAACCATATCGTACGTATCTGTTACCCTAACAGTTGTAGGAGTAACTTCTGCATTAAACCTGCCTAAAGTGTTAGTTACATCTTTATCTGCAAATTGGTTATAAGGATTTACTGGCCCAGAAGTAGGTATACCAGGCCCTGGAGCGGGAACTGTTACACTTTCCAGTCTAGATGGATCTCCTCTTAATGCTGCTCTTTCGTTATCCCAAGTTGGTACCATTCGTTGTGCTGTTGGAGGTTTTTCAGTAGCCCTAATAAGAGAACGTTGTGTACTGGGATCTAATTGTAAATTTCTATTTCCAATTCCTGTAATGTAACGCATAAATAAATTAAAACGGTCCGGCAATTGATTCATGCCAGCCGCAGCTGCGTCTTTGGCTGTATTTGTAAGAACGTTTTGAAATTTTCCTGCAAGCCCTCGAAATGTTTGAGCTGGTTTTAAACTATT